AAAATTAGTAAAGTTGCTGATTCGATTCTTTTCGATCCGAACGAGCAAACTACTTGGACCAAATTTAGCACCAAAGCCGATTTGATCTTGAGAGATGTTCAAGGAAGATTTGGTATTGAAGAATACAAGATTGTATTAGATGACTCAACAACCACAGACGCGGAAAAAGATCAGAACATTATGAACGCTAAGATTTTTATTAAACCAACAAAATCAATCGAATTCATTGCAATCGACTTTATTGTTACCAGAAGCGGCATTGAATTTTAATAATCAACTACTTAATATAAAGTAACAGGAGAAAACATATTATGGCATTTTGGAGCAGCGCAGACTCAGAAGCAAAGAGAAATTATAGATTTAAAGTTACCATTGGAGGCAATGCCATTTGGTATGCTAAAACTTGTACTTTACCCTCTTATGATGTTTCTGAGGTAGAACATAATCATATGGATAATAAATATTATTTTCCGGGTAGAGTTAGCTGGTCGGAGGTTACCGTTAATATGGTTGATCCAATTACTCCCGATGCAGCCGCCGAATTAAATAAGATGTTGAAGGAGATGGGATATCTTGTTCCCGGAGGCTCAACTAGTGCAGTGAACAAAGCTACCATTGACAAAACGAATAGTGGTTTACTTGTTGTAATCGAGGTTCTTGATAAAGAAGGCGTATCCGTCGAAAAGTGGGAGTTAAAGAATTCTTTTATTAAAGCTGCTAAATTTGGAGATTTAGATTATAGCAATGATGAATTAAAAACAGTTGAACTTACAATTCGTTATGACTGGGCTGTTCATACCGACTCCGACGGTGCGACTTATTTTACCCAAGAGGGTGCCTAACAGAGGTTAATAAATGGGATTTTGGAGTAGCACAGAATCTGAACCTTTAAGAAAGTATAGATTCAAAGTCACAGGTCTCACTGAAGACATCCATCTTGTTAAATCAGTAACACTTCCAACGTTTGAAGTAAATCAAAATTCTTATCAAGTCCTAAATCATATGACAAAGGTTGCAGGGGTTTTAAGTTGGCAAGACATTACAATTACACTTGTCGCAGATAGCAAAACATTAGAAAAGATTACAGCCCTCGTTCATAACAATGGACATAACTGGAATCCAGCTTCTCCCAAAGGTGGAATAGTGAGTAACTTTAAAGGCCCCCTTCAAGAAAAAATGTTGATTGAACTTCTTGATAAAAGTGGCGCAAAAGCAGGTCAAGCTTTTGAATTAAATGACTGGTTTATCTCCGGGATATCTTATGGAGAGCTAGATTATTCTGATGACGAACTATATACTATAGAGATAACTATATCCTATGAATGGTGTGATATAAAATAATTTTCTTTTTTAAGCGAGGTGAAAATTGGGTAAAAGAAATAATTTGGAGAGAACCGGAGCCACAGTTCAGGCTGAACCGCCTCCTCCAGTTGAATCAGGTGTAAGTCCTTTACACTTTGTTGCACCGACAGAATTTGTTGAACTGCCTTCTGTCGGGGTTGGATATCCAGAGGGTCACCCCCTCTGCGGCCAAGAAACAATAGAAATAAGGTTTATGACAGCAAAAGATGAAGATATTTTGTCTTCTCGCACATTATTAAAAAAAGGTCTTGCTGTTGAAAGATTTTTAGATAATATTATTGTTAATAAAAATCTTAAAGCATCGGAAATGCTTGTTGGGGATCGTAATGCAATTTTGATTTCAGCTAGAATTTCTGGCTATGGGGCAGATTATGAAACACAAGTTGGCTGTCCTTCTTGTGGGGAGAAAGTGCATTTTACATTTGATCTAAACAAAAGAACGATTGATGAAAGTCGATTGAACGAAAAGATAGACTTAACCAAATCTGAAGATGGATACTTTGCAACTGAAATGCCTTTATCGAAATTTAAAGTAAAATTTAAATTATTAATGGGAAAAGATGAAACTTATCTTAGTCAATTGACTCTAAAGAAGTCCAAAGCAAAAGATGCCGATGCTATGTTCTCTGATCAATATAAAAGAATGATAGTTTCAGTTGAGGGACACACTGATCAAGGCGTTATTAATCATTATGTAAATAATATGCCAACTTTGGACTCTCGTCACTTGAGAGCATGTTATAAAGAAGCCACACCCAGTGTCCAGATTACAGAAAACTATGTTTGCTCCTCCTGTAATCATGAAGAGGACATGGAGGTGCCCTTTACAGCGGACTTTTTTTGGCCTGACCGATAGATATATGGAAGCTGTTTATGAACAGTTTTTTCTATTAAAATATCATGGTGGTTGGTCGTTAACAGAGGCATATAATTTGCCTGTCGGACTTCGACTTTGGTTCTTGAAAAGACTTGAAAAACAGTTTGAAGACGAAAAAAAGCATTATGATAAAGCGTCTAGAAAAAGATAATGAAATGCCCCCTTGGGCATTTTTTTATTCAAACTATTTATTCTTGATTGGGGGGATTTTTTTATGATTATAGATTTTTCAAACAAAAAACTATTAAAAGAGAGTTATATGGAAGCACTTGGAGCTTGGTCTAAAACTCTTTTAAAATGGATGTATGGCGATGACGTTCAAATGGTTGCCAATTTGAATGAAGACGACGAAGAAGTAGTCCAAGGTCCTAAATTTATTATTAGAGGCAAACATAGAGATGTTAAATCTTATGCTGATGCCATTGTTAGTGAAAAAAACTATCTTGATGCTTATTCTCAACACGGAAAAGATCATCTTCAAACCGCAAAAGCCAGAGAAAGACTAAATACAGCAGTAAGGAAGTTTGAGGCAACCACAGGATTATTGTGGCCCTTTAAAGATGAGGAATAATAAATGTCCAAAGATAAGAAGACTCAAAATACAGAACAACAAACAGAAGCAAATAAAAAACTAAATCTCACTGAAAAAGAAAAACTAGAGATTTATAAAGAAATGAATGACAAGCTGTTGGAAAATAACAAATTGTCTGAGGAGTCTTCCCGTGCTACTTTAGAAAGATCCGCTCGCGAAATGGAACTTGCTGGAATCTTGCGAGACACAACTGCACAATACGAAGCAGCAAATGAGTTTTTAAAAGCTAAAAAAGAAGCAATGGACGATCTTATTGAGTCCGAAGAAGACCTCGCCACCGCCGAGGCTAAATTTGCCGCCCAAATGGGTTTCACCCGCGACCAGATGGAAAAAACGGAAAAAGAGGCATTGAAGCTCAAAGAGGCGTATGAAGAAATGGGTGAAGCTGGCAAAGCCGCCCAAAAAAAGCTTCGCCCAATGTTCCAAGATATGGCAACTCATATGGGAATAGTTTCTCAAAAAGGAAACAAAATAGTTGGCAATATGATATCGATAGGACAATTTGCCAGATCTAAAGGCGGCATAGCCGGGATGAAAATGGCCTTCAAAGAAGTTATTAATCCAATGAGTCTCGCTATTGGCTTGCTTACAAATATTACACAACAAACAATAAAATATGCACTTGCGGTTGACGAAGCAACAGCCTCCTTCGCAGCGCAGACAGGCGCAGGTAAGGCTTTGTATAATGACATAGCAGAAGTTGGATCAAACTTTAGACGTTTTGGAATATCTGCCAAAGATGCAGCAAAAGCCGCCGGGGATCTTTTTAATGCATTCCCCGGATTTTTAAATTTGAGTTCTCAGACCCGCGAAGAAATGGAATATATTGTTGCTGGTTTAGAAAAATTGAAAGTTTCAGGAAGTGACTCATCAGAAAGTATTATGTTTATGAGTAAAAACTTAGGACTAGCAGGAGCAGCAGCAGCAAATGCCACTAAAGAAATGGCTATGGTTGGAAAGGCTTTAGGCATGTCAGCAAGTAAAATAACAAAAGGCTTCAATAAGGCAATGAAGTCTTTGGCTGTCTATGGCAAACAGGCCCCAAAAATATTTAAAGGTGTGGCCGCCGCCGCACAAGCCGCTGGTGTTGAGGTTGATGATCTTTTGGGTCTTGCAGATAAATTTGATACTTTTGCCGGTGCTGCTGAATCCACTGCTAAACTAAATGCTATTATGGGAACTCAACTTTCTTCAACTAAAATGTTAATGGCGAACGAAGAAGAAAGAATTGAAATATTAATGAGAACCATGCAAGCTCAAGGCAAACAGTTTAAAAATATGGATCGCTTTACTCAAAAAGCAATCGCAGCCACAGTGGGCATTAAAGATATGTCTAAAGCTCAAAAGATTTTTGGTATGAACTTAAAAGAATATAGAAGCTTTAAAGATGCCGCCAAAGACAACGCCAAAGCCGAGGAAGAATTTCAAGAAAGGATGATGCAAGCAATGTCTGTTGTTGAGAAACTTAAGGCCGCATTTATGGAATTTGCAATAACAATGGGTCCGTTTGTTGAAGAAACTTTGGTCCCGTTTATTGAAAAATTGGCTGAATGGCTATCGTGGCAAGATGGTCTCCTTGTAAAGATTGGTGGAGTTGTTGCTGTCTTTTTTGTTTTAACATCAATCCTTTCAACCATACTTGGGCCCATAAAAGCCTTAAAGGTTGCTTCTTTTGCTAGTGCTGGAGGGCTTATTGCCCAATCTAAAGCTATCAAAAAAATAGCCAAGCACGCCCCGGCTGCTGGTATCTCAATAACAGCTACATTAGTACCAGCAATTTCAGCTTTGGGAGCAGCATCAACACCTGCTGCTGTCCCTGTTGGGGCACTCGCAGTCCAAATGACGGCCCTTTCAAAAGCCGTTGTCGCCGCTGGTGGGTTGGCGGCCTTGGCAACAGCTACTGGAACCCTCGGAACCGCCGCCGCCGCCGCGAATCTTCCGATTACGGCCTTGAATGGACTGATACCATTATTTGGCACTGCGTCTTCAACAGCCGCTGGTGGTGTTAGTGCGCTCGGAACCGCCGCTGGCGGCGCATCTGCTGGAGTTTGGTCGTTTGCTGGCGCAATGGCTGGTGTTGCTGGTGCTTTAGTTTTGATTGCTTTGGGAATTGTTGCCATTATTTTATCTTTTGCATATCTTGTTGATATATTTGTTGAAGCTGGAGATTCTGCTTTTCAAGCAGCAGCAGGATTTTTCCTTATAGCTTTGGGAATCGCTGCTATCACACTGGCCTTAAACGCCCTTGGTTCAAATCCGGTAAGTTGGGCCGCAGTGGGCATTTTGGCAGGATTATTTCTTGGTGTCATTGGCGCAGCTTTAGCGATGGCATCAATGGCAGAGGCCATTGGAACTATGGCCACAGAATTGGCTAAATTAGGAGATGTTGATTTATCTAAATCTATTGGCGAACTCGGACCCTCTCTCTGGAAAGCGCAAACTCAACTTCAATCCTTGGAGGCCGGAAGTGGAGTAAAGATAACTTCTGTTTTGGAAAATATGGCTTTAATATCAACCGGAACTTCAGCAGAAAAAATGAAAGGTGCCGCTGGTGGTGGTCTCGCTGGTGCCTTGGGCAGTGTCGTGGACAGCATTATGGGGCTCGGAAAGGACAAAGAAAAGATGAAAGTGACA